TTGGATATTTATGTATATTCCGATGAGTCCGGCGTTTTTGATAAAGTTCATAATAACGTATTTGTGTTTGGAGGGCTAATTCTTCTGGGAAAAGCTTCAAAGGACGAATGGAGCCGACGTTATATAGCGGCAGAGAGAGCCATCCGCGGAAAGTATGCGGCTCAGGCAGAACTTAAGGCGTCGTATGTTTCAAATAAAGATAAGCATAAACTTGTGCGATCTTTGAACAATTGTTTTAAGTTTGGTGTAGTTGTCCAACAACAGCGAGTTATGGATAGAATTTTTACTAGTAAAAAAGATAAGCAGCGGTATTTGGACTATGTTTATAAGATTGGATTAAAAAGAGCTTTAGAAAGTCTGATGCATGATGGTTTAATTGCAAAAGATGAAGTCGAAAATTTGCATGTTTATGTGGACGAACATACGACGGCGACAAATGGTCGTTATGAATTACGGGAAGGGTTAGAGCAAGAATTTAAGAATGGCACATATAATTGGAACTATGGCATATTTTATGAACCGCTATTTAGTGGATTGAAGGGTGTAGATTTACATTTTTGCAACTCGGCAACGACTACACTCGTTAGAGCTGCGGATCATGTTGCAAATGAAATTTATCATGAGGCACTAACAATAGTTCCAGCGAGCCGAGAAAACTTATGTATTACAATCCTTCCATAAGAATAAGAAGTTAAAAACAGAAGCGGCGGGCAATCCCTGAAATAGGGAAAGCCCGCCGCTTTAATTATGGATTATTTAACTTGCCGGTAATTTGCCGGTAACTTGCCAGTCAGTTGCCTTTGCCGATCTGCTTAATAACCTGATCCGCGCCGGTGGCGGCCAGGCCGGAAACAATGCCCACGGCCAGGGCGGTCAGGGGATCGGCGGCCGGGAAGTCCGGCACGTTGATGTACATGGCGGCCAGGCCCAGCAGGCCGCCAAGGGCGCCGCAGATGGACGGCAGCCATTTGTTGGCCAGCGGCGTTTGTTTGACCGCTGTTGCCGCCAGGTAGCAGATAACCGTAATCGCCGCCACCCCTGCCATACCAAAAGATGCAAAATCCATGAGTTTTTCCTCCTATGTATTCGTGTTCAAGCGGTTTTGTTCTCGAGATCGGTGATGCGGTGGTTTGCAACCTTGATTTGTTCTTCCAGCACCGGTACACGTTGGGCAAAATTATTGTGGGCACGGACTTCACGGGTCAGCTCTTCAATTTTTGTATCGGTCACGGCTTGCGCGGTGGCCATGCGCTGTTCGGTACGGCGGGATGTTGTCAGAGTTGTAATAATCACGCCAACAACGGAGCATCCCCCGGTAATCAGGGCAACGATGATAGCATCCATGCTCACACCTCCGTATAGGCGGCGTGGTACAGCCCCGATTCCACCAGGCCAAGGTCCCCGCACAGGGCATACAGCCGGGCAGCGTCCCCGTTGGAAATCGGCCCCACCGTTACCGTCTGCATTTGGATCGGCTGTGTTTTTTCCGCTGCCGGGCGGGCAACGCTCTGGTAGCCGCCCAGCCGCACCGCGGTAGATGCCGCCGCAAAATCTGCATCCAGCCAGTTCAGCGGGTGGACCCGGCGGTTTTTGTACCGCACCTCAAAATGCAGGTGTGCCCCGTAACAGTTGCCGGTATCCCCGCTGTAGCCGATCAGCTGGCCCTCATATACCGTCTCCCCCTGGGCCACGCAGAGTTTGCTCAAATGGGCGTACAGCGTCTCCAGCCGGCCGCCGCGGTAATCCGCATGGCGCAGCTTGACCATGTTGCCATAGCTGTTGATATCCCCCTGGGTGCGCTTGCCGTTCCAGCGGTATGCGATTGCAACCGTGCCCGCTTCCGCTGCATATATTGGTGTACCAACTGCTGAGCGGAAATCTAGTGCCCGGTGCAGGCTGCCATCATTGTAGAGCCAGCCGGCGGTGATAATGTGCTGGGCCAGGGGCCAGCGGAGCAGGACGTCACCGTTTGAAAGTCTCATGGTTTGTTGTCCTTTCTGTTTGATAGTCAGCCAAAGTCCCATCAAGAAAACGTACGTGTGCGTATGCAGTGCTTGACATGATATTCTCCTTACTGCGTGATTTCCTCAGCGTTCGCCTTGTCCTCAGCGTCCAGAGCGTCGTAGTACGCCTGTGCCAGAGTCTCCACTTCTGTGATGTCGTCCTCCGTCAGCAGGCCACTGTCCAGATGGGTGTACGCCTTGTCCAACCAGTATGCCACGTCACGTCCGGCGGCGATTTCCCGCTTGATAGAGCGCAGGGTCAGGTCGTGCCGGGCTTTGGATTTAATTGCCATATGCTTTCCCTCCTTTAGGTAGCGGTCATGGATGCAATGGCATCCTCAAGCTTTTTGATTGCAATGTTCACATCGCGCTGGTATTCCAGCTTTACCCCCGCACCGTCACCAGCTTGAACCACGGTGTCGGGCGCGTAAGCGGTGAGGGCTTTGTAAGCAGCAATTTCAGCAGGGGTGAGCGGGTTTTCGATGGGGGTGGTGAGAATTGCATTTTGCTCAGCCAACGTTTTTGTGCTGTCGAAAGCCGCTTTATCAACCCTCTGCACCTTCACCCCTCTTTCCAAGTCTACCTCGTCGCACACCCACTGCTGGCCCTGCGGGTCAGTGTAGTTGCCACCAGAGGTGACAGGTATGCCGGGCAAGCCGTTGGGAGTGGGCAGGGTGAGGAGCTGTTCACGGTAGGGGGAATAGGCAGTTGATTCACTCACTGTTGCAATGATTGGCGTGCCATAGGACACATGCACTGATGAAAAATTAAAACAGTAATACGCGCATTTCGCTGGCGTTTTAATTGTAAACGCAAAATCAGCAATACCGATTACATTCTTTTTTTCATCATAAAAACAACCGCCTTCTATCATTGCATTAAAGTGATATGTTGTACTCGGTAAGCACGGTTGAATGCCTGTTATCCAATAACCATTTACACTATCTATCCCATAATAACCGGTTTCGGCATTGAAACCCTGATATTTATTATTTTGGAACAAGGCCGGGTTTAGCAGATTCTTCCCCGTCACCCTCACCGCCACGCTCCCGCCATCCCCTGCACTTACAATTGGCACAGGCGCATCAGGCGTGGGTGTCCCGTTCTGCGTGCTCTTTCCGTACACACTCAGCCCACACAGTGGTGCAGCAAAGGCGTCATCACAGCTTGCCGGGTTGCCTATCTCGCTGCCAACAAGCACATTCTGGCGCTTCTGCAGCGCGGCAATCTGCGTCATGGACTCCTTGATGCTGTTGGCAGTGCTGTCGGCATCTGCCGCGCTCTTTGCAGCTGCATCTTCACTGGTCTTGGCAGCTGCGGAACTGTTTGCGGCAGCAGCCTTGCTGGCCGCAGCATCTTTCTGTGCGGCTTCAGCGGCTACTTTTGCCTTTTCTGCCGCCGTCGCATCGGTAGCCGTCTGGGCCTGCTTGGCCGTTACGTCGTCCTGGATCGCCTGCATCTGTTTCAGCTTTTCCGCTGCGGCTTCACCTGCTGTCTTGGCTGCCAATTCTGCGCGGTTCGCATACTTTCTAGCAGCCGCCTCACTGCTTGCTGCCGCACTCTCGCTCGCCTTTGCTGCTTCCGCCGAAGCACTAGCTGCCGCCGCTTTCTGCGTTGCCGTGTTCACGGCACTGTCCAGATTTGCCGCGCTAGCGGCTGCCTCTTGGGCAGATTTTCCCGCCGTCGTCTCCGATGCCTTTGCCGCCATGGCGCTGGATTTTGCCGCCGCTGCCTGTGTCGTCGCAGTGCTTGCGGATGTACTTGCACTGCTGGCGCTGGATGCAGCGGCCTTTTGTGCCGTTTCCGCACCGGCTTTTGCCGTCTCTGCCGCACTCTGTGCCGTTTTGGCGGCAGTGGCAGACTGGCCCGCGTCGGTTTCGTATTCCTTGGCGGCAACGGCACTGCGGGCGGCATCATCGCGGGCAGCTTCGGCCTGGTTCTTGGCATCTACAGCGCCGTCCCGCAAATCCTGCATCTGGGCAAGGGCCTGGGCATTTTCGCTGGGAGTGGCGGTGCTGTTGGCACCGGGCACCTGCGCGTGATCCAGCACCATGTAGGGCAGATTGCAGCTGATGCGCTGCACGCCGTCCTGCACGCCCCGGAATGTGATGGTGGCGTACTTAGATGGTTGCGTGCAGGCTTCCGGCGGGACGGGTACAAGGCCGTCCGTGTCCGCCAATACCGTTACACCCTCATCGTTGGGGACGTTATGGAACGTGGCATCAATCGCAAGGCCCTCCCACTCCGGGCCGTGGCGCAGCAGCAGCTGTTCCGTGCCGTAACTGTCCCAGGTGCCCAGCACCAGCACGCCCATCAGGCCAACCACCTGCGCAGTGTGGCGGGCAATGGTAATGGTATGTGTTGTCATCTTGTAGCTTCATCCTCCTTTTTATTTACCTCTCTCTCGCTGGCTTCCACCATCGAGATCACGTTCAGCAGCACCAGCCGCACCACAGCGGGGTGCAGGCAGCTGTTGTTGATGGCGTTGATGACGGATTTTTGGAGCTCTTCAATTTTTGCGGTTGTGGTCATGGGGGTGGAATCTCCTCCTTTGCGAAAAAATGGCATAAGAAAACCCTGTCCGTTTCCGAACAGGGTTTTTACTGGTTAGCAGGCTGCTTTCAGGCAGAGCAGCCGGAATACTTCACGCCCTTTGGGGGTGATCAGGGTCTGGGTGCCGCTCCATTTGGTTTTCTCGTTAAAGCATTCTTTGACCTCAAACAAGCCGGTGTTTTTGTCGGCATAGGGCATCAGCTTACCCTTTTTGTCGCGGTAGATGAATTTCTTTGCCAGCAAAAAGGCGATAAAGGCTTTTTCGCCAATGCCCAGCTGCTTGGCGGTTTCGCGGAAGCTGGTCAGCAGGTTCCGATCCACCAATTCATCGAAATATTCCGCTTTAGGCAGCATGATCTGTTTATCCACCATGAGCTGGCTGTTGGCGGCGGAAAGGGAGGCGTTTTTGTCCTGTTCAGCTTTCAGCTGCTGGCACAGCTGGATCATGGTATCGGGGTTCAGGATGGCGGCCTGCAGGGTTTCCGGTGTCATGTATGCGCCGTGCCTGCGGATGGTGGGGAGCACTTCGGCCGTGACCCATTTGCGGAACGGTTTGGCTTCTGGTTTATCACTACGCAGGATGATGTTGTACAATCCAGGCTCGTTGATGACGATCATACTTTGTTTACCACCAAGGGTGTCAATCTGACTTACACCCTTTTCATCATCGTCAAGCCTATCTGCAACCATACGGCTGTTGTTCACCCCCAGCACCCCGCACACATCCTTCAACACAAACCAGGGTTCGCCGTTGATCTCCACCGTGCGCACATCGTTGTTCTCATACTTAAAAATCTGCAATTCGTTCATGCTACCACCTCCGCAAGTGCTTTGTTCGTGCGTTCCTGTACTTCCAGCTGGACCTGATATTTCCGCGCGGCCTCCCATACAGCGGCAAGCCCGCATTTGATTGCAATGTTAGGGCTGTTGCAGGGCACCAGGCGCTGGTATTCTTTCAGAAATGCTTTTTCGGCCATCAGGCACTCCAAAACAGAAGGGCCAAAATCGTTTGCTTTTTTCATTTTACTTGCCCTCCACAAAAAGCTGCTGCTCGAATTGGCGGTAAACATTGGCCAGGTAGAGCGCAGCACCATGCAGGGCGTCTTCATAGCACTCTGCGGCACAGGATCCCTCTGCCATAGCAGTTTGGATGGCATCTACAATATTAGTAGCGCATTTCAGTTCATACAGCGGCGATTCCAGATCGCAGACGTTCAGATTTTTGTTCAGGTATTGATGGCTCATGATAAATTTACCTCTCATTCACTTGTAAGAGGTGCAGCCAAATGGTATAATATATTTACCAGATGGCTTACCTCTGGGGTTTGAATCCCTTGTACTGCGCGTCCGCCAAGAAGCTACAGTACGGGGGATTTTTACTTTTGCTCCAAAAACTGATTGATTGCCTGTCGAATTGCTTGTGCAACGGTGAGAGAGTCTCTTTCACACCGTTGCTGCAATCGAGCGAATGTTTCAGAATCAAGTCTAATGCTGAAACGAATATCTTTTGGATTGTCAGCCTTTGGACGCCCTATATGAGGGCTCATAAGTTCACCTCACTTTCTGTCACGCATTTAATATAATATTTGCGTGACAAAAAGTCAAGCATTATTTTCAAAAAAATATGTGAGAGTAAAACACAAGTACGGAAATGAGAATAAAAATACCACGGTGCAAAATTTGCATCGTGGTTGATATTCAGCCATAATAATGGCAGTTTTACACACAGTGGGCAGCGGGTTTATGCATAATATTTACCTCAAATCATTTGTAAAACCGCTAAGACTGTGGTATAATAGATTTACCAAATCATAACGGTTTGGGGTTAAAAGAGTAGTCTGAACTTTTCGTAGGGGACAGGCTACTCTTATTTTTCTGTCAGCTTTTTGTGGAGTTCATCAACCATATATTCAAGCAAGTCAGTCTTTGTTTTTCCTGTGATGTCAGCACACTCTTGAAATTTTCGGACAGTGCTTTCGGTTGCTCTTAAAGCAATCTGCTTGTTTTTTGGTTCAGCTCCCACAATAGGCCGACCGGTTTTAGGCGACATGTCATCACCTCCAATATTGCCTAGGCATAATATAACATACGCCTAGGCAAAAGTCAACGGTACATTTCAAAAAACTTGTAAGAGGTGCGGCCAAATGGTATAATAAATTTACCAGATGGGCTTACCTCTGGGGTTTATAAGACATTCGCTTCGCTGTGGTAGGTGGGAGCGGATGCCTTATTTGCTTTCAACCTCAGCCTTAATCTTTTGGATTCCCAGCCGGATAATATCACTGCGCGTTTTATTGAGCTTTTCGCAGCAATATTTCAAATCACGCATCGTTTGTTCGTCAGCGCGGATTTTCAGCTGGATGTCCTTTGGGTTTTCAGACTTTGGTCTGCCTGTACGGGGCGACATATCATCACCTTACTTTCTGTGTACACGCTTATTGTATAGTTGTGTACACGAAAAGTCAAGTACTATTTTCAAAAAAAGATGAAAAAGGAGAGAAAAACAATGCCGTTAAGATTCAAAGTCAATATTCTGGAAGCGCTGAAGCAGGCCGGATACAATACAACGCGAATCCGGCAAGAAGCTCTTTTAAGCCAGTCTACATTGCAAAAACTCCGAACGGATGGGCAGTTGTCGTGGTCAAACATCGAAACAATCTGTCGGCTGCTCAACTGTCAACCGGGCGATATTCTTGAATACATTCCCGACACCCCGCAGGATTAACCCCTGCGGGGATTTTTTATGCCTTATCTGCGGCAGCAGCCCCTTGCGCACCCTGCTGCACCTTGTCCAGCGTATCCATGGCGGCGCGCAGGACAGAGAGGTACTGCGGCAGATCGTAACGGCAAAAATATTCGGCAGCCCCGGCGGTTTGCAGGGTCGTTTCATCGGCCGCTTCGGCCAGGCCGGATAGAGCAAGAGACAAAAGGTTGCGGGCATCCTGCAGGGAGCCGTCCTTTAGCTCGGTGTCGCTTGAAAAAGTGAGGTAGGATTGATGCATGTATACACCTCCGTTGGGTTTAGTTAGGAGTTAGGAGTTGGAAGGTGTGCGCGTGCGCGCACGGGTTGAAAATAGGGCCGCAATCCCGTAGGAGCGCACATTGTGCGCCCGTCGCCTTGTGGCAAATCCTGTTGTGGCATCTACCGCAAAGCCCCGGAACGGTCAAGACCGTTCCCTACAGAGCCGGACCTTAGGCCCGTTTTAACTCCCAACTCCTAACTCTCAATCAGCATTCAATAATGTTAAACTTCAAATTCTTCCACTGTTTCGTCTTGGCGTTATGCCAAGCGATGCCGTATTTGCTGCAGTAGCAGGTGGTGGTTTCGGTCTCGGTGGAAGAGCCGGCTTTGGGATGGGTGAACTGAAACGTTGCCTTGCCTGCAAACAGCCCGATGGTGTACTTGTATTCGTCGTCCGTCAGGCAGCTGTAGGCGATGGGCCAGGTGGCAACCTTTTCCCGCACCACTTCGCGGTGCATGTACCCGGCTTCGTCGCGCCCGGAATCGCTGGAATCCAGGTCGGAATAGCTCGGTTCAATGTCGCAGTCCGGTGCGTACAGGAATTTGCCATCGATCTGGAACAAATTGGTCAGGGTCACGTCACACACCTCCTGTGGCAATGGCCTGTTTGCGCTGCCAGCGCTGCACGGCGCGGCCCACGTCCTCGTCGGTCAGCTCAATGCCGTACACGGCGGAAAGGATCTCCCGCAGCACGACCACAACGGCTTCAAAGCCAGCCATCTGGCCCGCCTGCAGGTCCTCCATGACCTCGGCCACAGCCTGCTTGATGGTGTCCAGCGGAGCTTCCACGTTGGTGCCGTGGCTCTGATCGCCCAGCACGGCCAGAAACTCCCGGTTGGCCGGGATGACCGCGCCTTGCGCCAGGTAGGGAATTTGCGGGGCGGTCAGGGTGCTGATATGAAACCCGACATGCCCGCCGCCGAATATGTCCGGCAGGTCGAACGAAAGGCCGTTCAGCGCGTTGATGACCGCATTGATGCCGGTCACAACGGCGGAGATCATCCGGTTGATGAAGCCGATGATGCCATTGACGGCGGTTTTGATGGCGTTCGTCATCTTATCCCAGACGGTGTTGACTGTGTTGCCGATGGCCTGCCAGGCAGCATCCCAGTTGCCGCGGAACACGGCGCTTAAAAAGTCCGCCAGCCCGCGCAGCACAACAACGGCCAGATCGATGGCATCCGCAATAGCCCCAACGGCCACGCCAACAACGTCCGCAATGGCGTTGAATACCTCAGCAAACGCGGGGCCGAATGTGGCGATAATCCACTTGGCCACCGGGGCCAGCAGGTTGTTCCACAGGTCCAGCAGGCAGTTGGCAACGCTTGCTACCAGCAAAAGAATGTCATCCCACAGGGGTTTGAGGTGGGAGGACCACAACTGCTGCAGAACGCTGATCAGGTTCTGCAGGATTGGCTTGACAATGGTTTCCCACAGGAGGGTGGCCAGATCCTCCAGATTCTGGAACGCAAGGATCACACCGTCCATAAGGGGCTGCCCGTAAGTATCCCAGGCGGTTTTGATGCCGCTCATCAGGTCTTGCCAGATCTGCAAAAGCAGGTCAAGCGCAGGGATCAGCACACCATTGATGGCGTCCGTGCCAATTCCGCATGCCCAGGTGAACAGGTCGGCCAGGACATAAATGGCAGTGGAAGCAACACCGCCCACAATGGGGGCAAACGCTTCCGAAAACGCATTGAACACACCAGGGGCAAACGTGCCGCTCAGATAGGTGAGCAGTGGGGAAAGCCCCTCGTTCCAAAAAGCAAGCGCTGCCTGTTGAACCTCCGGCCAGACGGCGCTGGCCGCGTTCCGTATCTGTTCCCATGCGGCGCTCCATGCGGCAACGCTGGGGGCCAGCAGCGTCTGGAAGGTGCTCAAAAAGTTCTTCAGCTTGTCCGTGATCCCGCCCAGAGGGCTGGCAATATGATCAAAATTATAGTTTGCTCCGCCGCTGCTCCCTGTCTTGGCATCCAGCCGCTCGATCTCATCAAACCCGGCCAGGCTGCGCTTGGCCTTGTCGGCCTGCTTGGAGGTGGATCCGGCGGCGCTGCCAACGGCATTGATCCCCTTGGCGGTCTGCTTCATGCTGGAGATGCTTTTCCCGGTCAGGAGAAAAAGCAGACGAAGAAAGCCGTTGATCAGAGAGGTGAGAAGGTTCAGCAACCCGATAATCGCAGGGGAAAGCGCGGAAGCCAGCCCTGCGGCAGCAGTGGCTGCGGCACCCTTTAACTTGCCAAGCGCGGTGCTTACCCCGTTTGTTTTGGCAATCGTGGTTCCCATCACGTTTACCACGGAGCGCAGGGCGGAGGAGATCAGGTTAAATACCAGTGCCCCCGACACAATACCTGCAAGTCTACGGCCAAGCTGCCCCACAGCCTTGGAGGTCCGCGCAACGGCAGCCGCGGCAATCTGGGCTTTCCCCGCCATCGTTGTGGATTTGCCTGCGGTGGCTGTGGATTTACCCGACGCAGCCATAGCCATGGCCGCCTGCTCCCGCACGGCACGCTGCTCGGCGGCCTGGGCGGTCTTATTCTGTGCGGCAACGGACTTTTGCGTCTCCGCCACAATGAGCTCCGCGTGCTGCGTGGCGGTTTCATCCAAGGAACCATAGGCTTTGTTCTGGCGCTCTTCAATTTTGGCAAAGGACTTTTCAATGTCCACCGCCTGCTTGTTGAAGTACGCCTGCATGGAATCTTCGCCGTTCAGGTACTGTGCCAGGCTGCTTTGACGGGTTACTGCCTGCTCTTCGGTTGCCAGCTGTGCGGCAAGTGCCGCGTGCTGGTCCTGCAGACCGGCAAGCGCGCTTTCCTGCTCGGTATACTTTGCCGTCAGGCCGGGAATGGACTGCTGCAGCTTGTCCAGCGCACCCTGAAGCTCCGACGCTTTGGCCGCGTCGCTGGCAAAATGCTGGCCCACAAACTCCTGCGCTTTCAGGTTTGCTGTCTCCGGGGTGAGCAATGGATTCCGCTGCTTCTCAATCTCGGCGCGGCGTTTTACAAAGCTGTCCAGCTGTTCGTTCACGTTTTCCAGCTCTGCCGCCGTGGATTCCGCCTTGCTCTGGGCATCGGAAAGCTCTTTCCCAAGCGCCAGATGCTTGCTGTTTGCGGTATTGATCTGCTTGTCCAGCGCAGCAACCTGCTGGGCGGTGCTCTTGGCCTTGGCCTGCAGCTCTTTCAGCTCGGCATAGGCGCCTTTATTGTTGATTCTGGTATCCAGAATGATCGACCCATCAGCCAAAAATTACACCCCCAGACTTTTGAAAAATTCTTCTTCCGCGCTGGTCAGCTTGTGTTTGGGCAGGGTGACCAGATCGGGGTTGCTGCGCACAAATTCCTGCTCGGCCTTGTCCAGCTTTTTGCCGTGCAGGCGCTTATTGCGGATGGAGACGACCTGCGCAAACTGGCCGTCCCCGATGCAGCCAAATGCCCCGATGAACTCCCACCAGTGCAGGTAGGCGCAGCGGCGGCAGCTGTAGCCCAGAACTTTGTCCACTGCCGGTGCCATGATGGCGGCGTCGGTGTTCCAGTCCACAAGGGCGGGCTTTGGCACGGCGGCTTCCACCGGCTTGCCGCAGTTGATAAACACCATGGCCGCCTGGGCTGCTGCACTCAGGTCCGGCAGGCGCTTCCAATCCGGGTACAGGATCTCCAGGCAGGCAAGGGTCTGTTCCTGCGGGCTCAGCTCCGGGTCACGCAGGGCGGAGATGGCATCCAGCACGGCGCGGTAGTCGCTGCGGATGGCAAACTCCTGCCCGCATACCGTCACGCTGGTGGGCAGCTTCCAGCCGCTCACTGCTGCTCCGGGGCCAGCCCGGCGGTGCTGCCCTGGTAGGCGTCCGCGTGCCTGGCAATGCGGGCCGCGCTGGCCTTGGCGGCGGCTTCCACCGCCTGGGTCAGCATCGGGGTGACGGCATCCAGCACGGCTTCGGCCACCAGGCTGCCGTCCTCGCAGAAAGCCAGGCTGGATACCCCGGCAAAGAATACATCCGATACCGGCGTGCCGAAGATGTAATCAAACCAGTGGCGCACCTGCCTGTCCCACTCCACCAGATCCTCGGGGCCGGTCACGGGCGCGGCCGTAATTTCGGCAATCTTGGCGCGGGCTTCCTCCATGCGGCCGGCCAGGCCGATGTCAGAGGGGTTGAAGCGGATGGTGCCGATCAGGGTGCCGTCCGCATCCTTGACGTCATAGCTTTTTAAGCCGCGGTCAATGTTCAGCTCCATTGTTTATTCCTCCGTGAAGGTGGGCACGCCGGCCGCAATGGTGCAGGTGCCCAGCGTTTTGTTGTTGGACAGGTGTACGTTCATCGGCATGCCGACGTAATCGGAGCCGCCCAGGCTCTGGGGCACGATGGTGCAGCCGGTGTGCTTTTCCGCCGTGAAGGAGCCGGAAGCAGCCCCCAGGAAGCAGTGGACGTGCAGCACATCGAACATGCTCAGCTCGCTTACGGCGTTGCGGCGCTCAATGTCCAGCAGCTTGGCGCTCAGCTTCTGGCCGCCGCGGATGGTGCAGGGGTCCAGGTCAAGCTCCGGCTTTGCGGCGCTCACGTTCACGTCCGTAATGCCCAGGATGTCGGTCACGGTGTCGGTGTCGTGGTTGTATTCCACGCTGGCATCCTCAACGCCGCGGCCCAGCAGTTCCCAGGTCTCAGTACCGGAACCGCCGACGTTGACAAAGATCATGTCCAGTTTGCGGTCAGCTTTTTGGCCGGCGGTCAGGTTGATAGCAGCTTCTGCCATGGTTATTCCTCCTCAAGATAGAGTTTGATTTGTAATTGATAGCGGGCCGCGTTGGCATCCGCCCCGGTGGGCACACCTGCGTTGGATGCCGTGATTTTGGTCACGCGGTACCCGCTGACAGCGGGGTAGTTGTGGGTGCGCTCCTGCCCGCGAATCCAGGCGGAGAGCGCGGCGAAAAAATCAGCTGCGTCCAGGTTGGGCTTCAGCTCCCGTCCAAACGGCAGCTGCGCCACAAAGGTCAGGTTGTATTCGGCCAGGTCATACCCCAGCACGTCGGTGCGGTGGCTCTCGCTGGCCGTGCGCAGGGTGTATTCGGTCGGTTCTGCGCCCAGGTAGTTGGCGTTGAACAGGTCCTGCCTGTTGATCAGGGGGCACTGTGCGCGCATCCAGGCGCGGGTGGCATCCAGTACGTTCATCTTCCGGGTCTTCCTCCTGCCAGGGCGGCGGCTTCGCGGATGACGTCATCCTTGTGCTCGGCCATGGCCCGCTCAAACCAATAAGCACCGCGATCCGGCGCGCCGTTGTAGGTCAGCGGGCGGCCGGTGGGGTACTTGTGGGGCGGGCTAAAAAAGCCTGCCAGTTCTCCGCCCTCAAAAATGGGAATGTTGGGGCCGTACACCTCGCCGTAGTACAGGTAGCGCGCATAGGGCGTGGCATACACGATCATGCCGTCCCCGATGGCGCTTGCCGTGATGGCGCTGTGCTTGAGGGTGCCGGTGCGGAATGGCACCTTGGGGTCACAATAGCGGATCACCGCTTCGTCCACCGCCTTCTGCACCCTCCCGCCCGATGTCAGCCCCCGTTTTTCCAGGGCATCCGAAAGGGCGGAAAGGTCAAGCCGGGCATCATATTTCAGCCCCATCAGCTTGCCTCCACATACCAGTGCGGCGCGGGGTGGCCGCGGTTGTCATGCACGTCCAGCACGGTGGCGGTCACGGTGCCGCAGGTGATCTTGTCGCCGGGGGCAATGTCCAGCCCAGCGGGGGCGGCGCTTTCCGGGATGCGGCATTTGTACACCCGCGCCGCGTGCAGGCCGGTGGAATCCACCGCGGTCTTTGCCTGCCCGTACCAGCTCACGCCGGTCAGGGTGGTTTCTTCTTTCACGTCCCGGTCGGCATCGCCGTCATAGTGCAGGTGGGTCAGGGTCACGGTCTGGTCACAGCCGTACAAGGGCCGCACCTCCCATCCCGGCCCGCATAGCGCAGCGGATGGCTGCGCGGCAGGTAAATATCCGCGGCCGCCTGCATCTCTGCCGTGTACTGTGCGGTCAGGGCGGCAGTATTCAGCGTTTCGCTGTAGCCGTCTGTGTTAAAGGCTGCCAGGCCGGGGCGGCTGCGCTCATCGGCCTTGGCTGCCTGGTAGCGGGCGGCAACATCCGCCAGCGCGCAAGCCGCCAGCTTTACGGTATCATCCACCGGCGCGCCGCACTTCAGGCGGCCAAATGTGATGCTGTCCAGATAAGCGCAGGCTTCCCGCACGGCGGGCATCCACTGCCCCTGGGTGGTGATCAGGGTGCCGCAGTAGGCGCCCTGATAGTCGGTAAAATCAGCATACATGGCAGCCCCCTTACTTGGATGCAGGCAGGGTGACGGCAACCGGTACGGCGGCTGCGGCAACCGTTACGGTGCCGGTCTGCGGGCGGTAACCGTCTGCCTTGACGCTGTAGGGATATTCACCGGCGCGCAGGTGGAACACTGCGGTGCCGTCAGTGCCGGTCAGGCGGATGGAGCCGTTCACATTGACAGCTGCACCGGCAATGGCGTTGGGGGAGCTTTCGGCATTATCCTTGACGGTAAAGGTCACAGTCTGGTCGGTGTAGGCGGTCGCGGCGTCAATGTAGGCAAAGGGCACGTTGACGCGGTTCTCGTTCATGCGGGTGGCGGGGTTCGGCATAGCCCAGCCCATGCGGAAGGTAACGCGCAGGGCAATCATGTCCTGCTGGGCCAGGTTGAAGATGATGGTCTTGGTGCTGGGGTCCTGGATCACGGCCTGGTCCAGAATCTTGACGTCCACATCCTGGCGGATGGCGTACACCAGCTGTTTAAAGTTGCCGGCCACCATGCGGGCAACGCTGGTATCAAAGCTGCCGTTCTCCGGGAAGTAGATCGGCGCGCCGTCCAGGGCATAGGGGGTGGTGCCCTGCATATCGCTCTTGTACAGGGGGTGGCCGTTGGTGTCCTTGATGCCGCGCAGGGACGCTTTGGCACCCATGGCAGCCACAACGCCGTCCACGGTGTAGCCTGCATCTTCCACCTTGGCAAACAGTCCGTTTTCGCCCAGCAGGGAATCATAGCTGATGCCGCCGGAAACGTTGTTGCCGGCCTGGCGGGCAACGGTGATAATGTCGTTCTGCCACTCTGCCGGGCGGTTGATGCCGAACAGAACGGCCTGGTCCACTCGCAGGCCGATGGCTTCGTTGACACGCGGGGTTACCTCGCCCAGGATGTCAAACTCGGCATCGGCCAGAACGGCTTCGGGGATGGGGACAATGACTGCCAGCTCACCGGCGGTCAGGTAGACGTTTTCCCACGCCTGGCGGGAAGTCTGCTTATAGCCGGTATCACCGTTGACCCAGTAGGCCAGCGGCAGCATGGAAAGCACCGGAATGCGGGTCTGCTTGCTGGTCATGTTGGGCAGCTTGCGGCCCAGCTGCATCACAATGCTCTGCTTTGGGGCATCCTGAAAAATGGTGCTGACGACCTGCTCACGGATGAGGGCTTCAGCGCGGGAACGATCAATAACATTGGGCATGGGTTATACTCCTTTCATTTGCCAAACGCGGCACGGATCGCCGCATTTGCTTCTTCGCGGCCGGTGGCGGCTGCCGGGGTGCCGGTAGCACTGGCCACAATACGCGCGGGCTTGGTATCGGCGGCAAACGCGCCGGGGTCATTTTCGCGGTAGGTCTTTACAAAGTCGTCAAAGCCCAGCAGGCTGTCCCCCTGCAGGGGCAGTTTCTTGGCGGCCAGGTCGGCCATAAATGCTTTTTTTGCGCTGGCGCTGGTAAAGTGCAGCCCGGCAGCTGCATTCTGAGCGGCATAGCCTGCCTGCAGCTCGGCCACTTTTGCGTCAGCCGCTTTCTGGGCGTCGGTGGCTTTCTGCTGCCAGTCGGGGTCATAGCCTTTCAGCTTGGTGTTGGCTTCGTCCAGCTGGGTGCGGATGGCATCACGCTCGGCTTTGGCCGTCTCGGCGGCCTGCTTTTCGCGGTTCACGTCCGCGCCGTTCATGGCGAACACACGCTGCACCTGCTCATCATTCAGGCCAAGGGCTTTGAGTTCTTCGGTTTTCATGGGTGTTACCTCCTGTGTAGGGTGTCAGATAGGCGTTTTAAGGTGGTGGCCGTCACCGTCTGTGCGGCTGTGTAAGCCCTGCCGCAGCCGGGCAAAAGGGTATAAAAAGTGCCCACTTGCCCCTCATGCAGGGCAGGCAGGCATGAAAAAACCACGGTGCGCGTGCATCGTGGTTGAATCGTTAAGGGCTATTCGGGAAGTTCGCCCAATCGTTTCAGAATGTTGTAGCATCCACGGGCAGCCAGTTGGGCAGGAGGAATGTCTCCATCAAGCGCAACCCAACCGTCCGGCACGGTATACTTTGGGTCAATAGGGTTCTCTTGAAGGAACTTTTTCATTTCTTCAATTTTCTCTGGCGTAATAGTGAATGCCATAATTCTGAACCTCTTTGAAATAAGTATTCAATGTATCATAAACGGCGGCTTTGGTTGTCGCTTTGTTCATGTCAAACATCAACAGGGAAGTCAGGTTTTCCAAAGCTGTTTCATCGGTATTGTTGGTTCTTTCAATCGCGTAAAGGGAACCATCATTGCCAACGGCGGTCAGAATGCGGATGGTTTTGTTTTTAGAGAATGCGTCCAAATCATCAGGTGAAAATGTCAGCCCGCTTGGGTGCGAGTGCATTACAATACAGTCGACATTCGGAACCTTGATTTTTACAGATGTTCCCGGTTCAGAACTTTCCTTGTAACCGCCCAGAGGCTGCATATCCAGCCCGTAGCAGCGGGCCTTTTCTGTTCCAAGCGGAACCTTTCGGGCTTCCAACAACAGCTTTTTGTGGGCATTGGCAAGGGCGCGGCTGCCCGCAGCGTCCAGCGTCTCACAGGCAAACGGCTGGATGCGCTGAATGCTCTGGATGGTAATCTCCTTGTACCCCAGGCTGATTTCTTTCAGTGTAGCATTGTTTTGGGCGGATTGCAAGGCACTTGCCGCCGCATCCGCCTGTTTCGCTTCCCTTTGCCCAAAGCCCGGCACCTCCGCCCTTGCGCCGTCCAGCCGCTCCCCGGTTTCCTCAAGGAACGCACTCAGCTGCTGCCGGGCGGCTTTCAGCTTGGCGGCGCTTTGGCTGGCGTCCACCCCGGCGGCGGTTTCGGCCAGGTAACGGCGCTTGTACTTGCGCACCCTGCGTTCCAGCGCCCGCTGCATCTGGGTGATCTCGTACCGGGTGTACAGCCCGCCGCCGTAGGGGATATTGCGGGCGTCCAGTTCGGCCAGGCGTTCGTCCGTGTAGTTGCGCACGGAGATACCAGGGTAGAATGGGTAAAAGTTGTGGCGGCAGTTCCAGCCGCACAGGCCCGGCCCGGTGCCGTAACCGGTAGCGGCTTCAAAATCCTCGTACCGCTCACCGTCATGCACCACAGCGCCCCCGCGGTGGTAAACCCGGCCCTGCCACACCGCATGGGTGGGGCGGGCACCCTCGTGGGCGGTCACCTCCACAAACTCGCAGTCCATCTCTTCCATGCGGGCCAGTTGCAATATGCGGCCAAAAGCAGGCAT